GAGCACTCGAACTCTTCAGCGATGACGCCGGAGATCCAATCCCACTGGCTGCCAACGATCGAATGCGTGGTAGCGAATACGAAGCCCGTGTCGGTCTTCTGCAGGCTGATCCACTTGCTCATTTTGCCCCCACCTGACGGTCGCGCCGTCGTTTCGTGTGTGGGCTAGTTATGGCACGGCTATAATTATGGCGCAACTAGAAATATGGTGTCACCTCAATTTATTTTTTAGGGACACGAATCGCGGCTGCGAAAGCAGCATTGATTACCGATTCACGCCAGAGTAGTGTTTCGGAACATTACTGCAGGGCGATGTAGCTTGGCCGTGAGACCAACAAGAGCAGCCCAAGAACGGCCGATAGGGCGAAAACGCCTATATAAAATCGGCCGATTAGCCTGCTCATTCGCTCGATACGAAAAGCAATAATCAGGCTCCCAACAGCCTGCCGGCGGGGATTGTTCAATTGTCGATGGTGGGCAGGGTTAAGTCGCAAGGCTGGGGCACCTTTTCCGGGGGGAAGCCGCTTTTCGTCTCCGATTTAGCTGAAAACACGACGCGCGTGGCGCTTTTCGTCTTCGGAATAGCTCCGATCCTGTTCGTTACGATTGAAATGGCGCCGAGCGCATGGGCATTTGCGGCACCTTTATTGCTTTGCCCCCTGGCATTCGCCGGCCGATTCAGGTTCTCCCTCCCGGCGGCATCCGTGGTCGGTGCCGTGGCGCTGTTCGTCTACGCCAGCGGTCTTTGGTCGATCGACCCGCCGCGGGCCACTAAGGCAGCGCTCAACATAGCCGCTTATGGCGTTGCCGGCGTTCTGCTGGTTGGGCAGATCCGAAGTCTGAGCAGGGATCAGGCCGAAAGGGTTTGGCAAGCGCTCGTGATCGGCTGCGCGGTCGCCATATTCGCCCTATTGGCCTATGAAATTTATGTGGCGCTGCGCCTGCACCCAGCCGCCCTGATTGATCAATTGCGCACCCTGCATAAGGTGACCCTCTACGGGTTCGTCGCGGCTGCTGTCCTGTGTGCAGAGGCCATGCGCAGGGGGCGCCCGCCTGTTTTGGCTGTGCTGGTCTTTGCCATCCCGGCGCTTTTCATGGGGAAGTCATCGGGAATAACGCTGGCTGTCCTTTTGACGGCCGCGTTCTATCTGGCCAAATCACACCGCGCTCTGTTTCTGTGCCTATTCGCAGCCGCATTCGTCGCGATGGCATTTCTGGCGCCGTTCATCATTGCAGACGTGATGGGAGAAATCGCCCCATTCGGGAATGCGCTCCCTGCATCATTCATCTCCCGGCTGGATCTCTGGCAAATGGTCGCCGAGCACATCCCGGAAGCCCCGCTTTTCGGGCATGGGGTGGATAGCCTTCGAGTGTCGCCATGGGTGATCAAGGGCGCCAAATTCTACGATCTGCCCGACATCCCCAGCGCCCACAACGCGGCGTTTGACTTCTGGTACGACCTGGGCCTGCTGGGCGTCGTGGCACTCTGCGGGGCTGTGCTGGCGCTCACTCGCTATTGCTTAGCAAGGACGGGGGCGGTCCAGTTCTTGGCCGCCGCCATCCTGTTCGCCGTCGTCATCGAGTTCTCAGTCGATCACCGGCTTTGGGTATCGTGGGCGCAAGGGTTCTTTGTGTTCAGTGTGGCTGTGATCGCTATAGCTCGGCAGGCAATGCCTGTGGGAGCAACAACGGCGCCCTAGCCGTTGGTTCCCGTCTTCCCAATGATCGTCTTGGCGATATCCACGATCTTAAGCCGATCGCCAGGCTTGGCCCGCTCCCAGATCGACCAGATGGCGTCTTCCTTGCTGGGATCGATCGTCAAGAGCTGGCCAGGATCGCAGTTATAGGCCTCGGCAAGAGCCTCTAGGCCCGCCTGAGTGTATCCCTGCGTGCCGCGCTCCATGGCAGAGAGATTGCCGGCCGTCATTCCAGCCCGCTCGCCAGCCTCTTCCAGCGTCAGATCTCGGTACTTTCGCCACTCACGGAAGAATGTGCGCATTCGAGGGCGGACTTTGGGTCGGGGGATTACTTTTTTTGCCATGACCATAATTTAGCAAAAAGCCGAGTTCCGCCCCATTGGGCCTCACCATAATATTTCTTGGTTATGGCTTGACTATAATTATGGTCAGGCTATAACGAGGCATGAAATTAGATCAGTGGCTAGACACCCCCAAGACTGACGGCACGAAGCGCGTCCGCGGTGATTTTGCCCGAGCGATCGGCGTCACCCCACAGATGATCAGCGCGTATTGCAGCGGGACAATCCCCAACAAAGACCGGATGGAAGCGATCATCCGGGAAACCTCGGGGGACGTTACTGCAAACGACTTCTATGACGTGGAGCCGGCTCAATGACTGGCCCAGCACAATCTCTCCTTAACAAACATAGCTTCCGCGGCAACCTCAACCTCGCGCGAAGCCTTGAGCAGATCGACTGCGGCAATCACGACGGTGAACTGCGGAACGGACATCCCGCCTCTCACGGCATAGTTGATCACGCGAATATTGCCGTTGCCGGCGCTTTCGGTCGCAACATGGCTAACGAAGTATTCCGGGACACCGTAGAAATCAGCTTCGCTCATTCCCAACCCCTGTTGTGTGATCGTCATCATCTGATCACATCGGCGGGAACAAGCGGCAACTATTTTGAAGAGTTCCAGAAGATTCCATTGCGCACTGCATCGTGTCGCAATCCGGCACACTCAACTTTTTCCAAGCGATTTCAGCCGGGAGTTGCAGCATGAGCACGGGAAGCGACTACGCAAATACATCGGCCGCTTCCCGCCCCATCATGCACCGGGGGGCGCCAGTGCAATCCTTCAAAACTTATTCGTCAGCAGCTTTCGAACCGGAGGCCGTCATGGGTGCGAGTCCGCTAACTCCTATTGCCGATGCGATTGGCCGGTTTCTTGGTCTCGCGGTGAAGGTCATCTCGCTCTGTTTCATTGCTGTCGGTGCTGGAGCGCTCATCGCTCGCGTATCGTTCTTCGTTTTCTAACTGCGCCTTCACGCGCAGCTTATTCAGGATCAGTTCGGCGGCCAGGCCAATGCTGATCATCGCAAAAGGTTCGTTATCGTTCGCTGCCTTGCTCATGTTCACAACTAACAACATGAGGAAGTGCAATGTCTGCCGAGTTAGATGGTCAGTTTGAGAGTACCCCGATGAATGCAATGTCAGACGTTCACACGCTTAACCGCTTCTCCAAGGCTCTTGAGGATACCGAGGCCAGCCGCCTTGGCATCAAGGTCAGTGAAGCACGAGTGCGCATCGCTAACCGGATCGGTACGACGCCGACGACGTTGGAAAATCTAAGAAGAATGAGGACGAAAATCGTCCCTAACTGGCTGATGAACAGGGTTCGAGCCGAACTGGTGTCCGTCCTTCAATCCGAGATCCAGAGGCTAGAGCATGAAATCCACATCGCTAAGCAAATTGGCCAAGACCGTCGTGACGATCTTCTGGCAGAGGCTGAAACTTCGCTTGCGTCGGCTCGTGAAATTCTTCGGGGGGAAGTGAAGTGACCCCAAGCACCGCGACGTGTCCGACGTGCAACGCCGATAGTCAGGTGGAAGACAGCCGCCGCGTTGACACTTGGTACGTCAAGCGCGTCCGGGCCTGCACGGTGTGCGGCCTGCGTTGGCGGACAGCGGAAATCCCGCTGCCGATGATGAAGCGGGTCATCAAGTTCGATGCGTTCCTGAAACAAATGGGCGAGATGAAATGATCTGGACGACAGCAGCCGACGAGATCCTGCGGGAGATGGTGAACACACATACGTTCGCTGAGATCGCGCCAGTAGTGGGCACGTCTCGCAATGCCTGTATTGGCCGCGCGCGCCGATTGGGGCTCTCCAAGGCGAAGGTTGTGATGTCGGATGCGGAGCGCATGAAGCGCCGCCATGCCAACTATACCAAGAGCAACCGACAGAGAGCGGAGAAGCGGGCGACAAACCAAATCTTCATCGGCTGTGGCGTCGTTCAGAAGGTATTCGCAATCAAGCTGCCGGCGGCCCGCCAGGTTGATATCGAGCCTCGTCATATCACCTTGCTGGACCTCGAACCGGAAGACTGCCGTTATCCGTATGGCGACCGCGAAGTGACCTTCTGCGGTCATCCCAAGGCTAACGGGTCGTCCTACTGCACGAAGCACTTTGATCTGTGCTGGGTCGAACCAAAGAAGCGGTTCGGTGCGAAGCCTAAAGCGGCGCCCCCGCAAAAGCCGTCTGTTCGCTCGCTGCGGGTTGTCGGAGTTTGGGCATGATCCAGCGCACCCGCTTTGACCATTTCGCGCTCGGCCGCCTCAAGGCCGGCGCCATGAACAAGACCGAGGCCAGCTACTCGCAGCACCTGGAGCTTCGAAAGCGGGATGGCGATGTCCTTTGGTATCGCTTCGAAGGCATCAAGCTGCGCCTCGCAGACAAGACATTCCTGACGCCCGACTTTGCGGTGATGACACGCGATGGCGTGATCGAACTGCATGATTGCAAGGGCTTCATGATGGAGGACGCGAACGTGAAGATCAAAGTGGCGGCGGATCAATACCCGTTTCGCTTCTTCATCGTCCGCAAGAGCAAGGTTGGTTGGAACATGATCCCGATAGGGAGAGAGCAGGAGGTTGCGTAATGAGAATGTCGATGTCCGAAATGTATGCGGAAACCGAGAAGTTCATGCAGACGCGTGAATTTGAGGTTGAGCATGCGGTAGAAAATCTAGTCAGCGTAGCTGCTGATATCGCCGGTTACCGGCTCAACAATGAAGCGCGAGGCATTCTGCTGCGGGACCGATGCCGTACCAGCATCGCACTAGCGCTGGATGCACTGCAGATCACGTATGACGACCTGGAGGGCAAGCGGTGAACTACGAAACCTCCCAAGAATTGTTCGACGCTCTCAGCATGCCATTCGCAGCTGAAGAGATCGACTGGCGGATTGGGTCAACCAATGCTGACAAGACCAAAGGCATGGCACTTGCCTACATGGACGCTCGTGCTGTCATGGATCGTCTTGATGGCGTCTGTGGCCCTGATGGATGGCAGTGTAATTACTCGGCCGCCGCCGGTAGTGCCATTGTCTGCAACATAGGCGTCCGTGTCCCAGGCGGGGATTGGGTCTGGAAGGCTGACGGCGCCGGAGCTACCGACGTTGAAGGCGAGAAGGGCATGCTCTCCGACGCTCTCAAGCGCGCTGCGGTGCGTTGGGGGATCGGCCGTTATCTCTATGAGATGAAGTCGCCTTGGGTCGCTATCGAGGCTCGCGGCCGCAGCTTCATCATTCCCGAAGCCGAGCGGAAGAACCTCGACAAGATCCACGAGGATTTTTGCACGACGGCCGGGTGGGGTTTGCGAGCCGGTCGCGTGGCCTACGCGTTCGCAAACCAGGTCATTAAGCACTTTGTCACCGACGCAGCGTCCGCACAGGACGTGAAGGAACGGAATGCAGGCATGATTGCCCAGCTTCCGGCCTCCATGCGTCGTCACCTTCTCGAAACCCTTGACCGCATTGGTGCGGCATCAACCCAGCAGGCAGCAGAATGACCGGTCGCTATGACGTAGTTACATCGCGCAAAGATAAAGATGGCAAGATCCGGTACACCAAGATTGGATCGATGTTCCCGGCAAAGGAAGGCAAAGACGGCTTCAATGTCGTTCTTGATGCGCTCCCTATGCCTAACGCAGAGGGGCAGGCATGGCTGTCAATGTATCCGCCCAAGCCCAAGGATGACGCCCCGGCTCGCGCTGAAGCGCCTGCTGAGCGCCCCCGCAGCACTGGCCGCAATTCCGACATGCAAGACGACGTGCCATTCTGATGGAAAACCGATCCTTCATCACTGACGACGAGATCGACAAGGCTCTGGACTACCTGCGGGACAATGCCCGTGAGGCGGCTCAGGCCAAGGCCGATCGCATCTACGTCGAGGAATATAGGAAGGTCATGAAGGCCATCCTGATGAAGGAACACGGTTCTCTGTCGGCTGTGCTGCAGGAGAGGGAGGCTTATGCCGATCCTCGCTACCTTCAGCACCTTGAGGCCATCCGCGAGGCTGTGCAGGCCGATGAACACCATCGGTTCCTGCGTGGTGCCGCGGACGCAAAGATTGAGGCATGGCGTACCCAGTCCAGCAATTCGAGGGCGCGGGTATGAGCAGAAGCGTGCCGGAATGGATTGGCAAGAGTCACGACACAGCCATCCCCCGGCACGTTCGCGCTCGTGTGTTCGAAACCCATGGTGGCCGCTGCCACATCTCCGGTCAGATCATCCGGGGCAAGGACTGGGACTGCGACCACATCGTTGCGCTGATCAATGGCGGCGAGCACCGGGAAAGTAACCTGGCGCCGGCATTGAGAGAATTTCACAAGATCAAGACCAAGGCTGACGTCGCGGAAAAGTCTCGCGTATCGCGCAAGCGTCAGAAGTTCATCGGCGTAAAGAAGCCACGGCAAATCACTGCGTGGCGCCGATTTAACGGCGAGATAGTCAGGGCAGGTAGGGAACGGTGAGAAACAAACGCTTGGAAAGCACACTGGCGCGCATCCCGAGGCTCGCCCCCGTCACATACATGGTGAGCGTGCAGGGCACGGTTGCTGTGGCGCTGGAACGTTATGCGATGGATCAGGGTGTCCGGTCGGATACCGTGATTGCTGAAGCTTTGCGCGCCTATCTGGGAGACATGTAATGGCCCGGATCAGATCAATCAAACCTGAGTTTTGGACCAGCGAACAAGTCATGGAATGTTCGCCGACCACTCGCCTAATGTTCGTCGGTATGTGGAATTTTGCCGATGATACCGGGCGGCTGCCGTATTCGCCGAAAACCATCAAGGCTCAGATATTCCCCGGCGACAGTGTATCGCCCGATGAGTTGGCGGGAATGGTAGCCGAATTGTCGGCGAATGGTCTGCTAGTTCAGTACACCGTTGATGGCAAAAACTATTTGCAGATCACAGGCTGGCACCATCAGAAAATTGATAAGCCCCAGAAGCCGAAATATCCGCCTCCGCAAGAATGTTCGGCGAACGTTCGGCGAATGGTCGCGACGGATAGGATAGGAGAGGATAGGAAGGGAAAGGATAGTGCCGCTCCTGCGGCCCCTGAAAATCCTCCGAACGACGAAGCCGAATATTTCCGGCGCGGCAAAGTTGTCCTCGGCGCCAATGCAGGCGGCATGGTCAAAAACCTGCTCGAAGCGAAAAACAAAAACATCGCCCTAGCCCGTGCGGCCTTGGAGCAAGCATCCCAGAAGGGCAACGCCCGCGAATACATCGGCGCGATCATCAGAGGGGCGGGCAGTGCTCCCGAGGATCTCCGAGCGCGAGGTGAGGCATGGTGATCCAGCATCTTGAAGCTCTGGGCATCAGGGCGCGCAACAAGCCGGGTGAGCAGCGCGTCCAATGTCCGAAATGCAGTCCGACACGCCGTAAAAAATCAGACCGATGCCTAGGGGTTAATATCGATGGGGATTCAGGAAAATATAATTGCTGGCACTGCGGGTGGCACGGCGCAGTCTTTGCGGATCAGCCCGTCCGCAGTCACATGGGCTCAAGAAACCCGCCACCTAAGCCTGGAGACTTTGGGGCTGCTGGGCGTCGCCTCCGGTACGGCGTTCTTTCCTGACTTGCAGGGCAAGTCCGAGGCCGTGTTCTTCCCGTTCAAGGACGGTTGGAAGGCGCGGGCCTATCCGGGCAAGTCGTTCGTTGCCGGCGGCGGGTTCAAGCTTTCGTTCTGGAACCTTGATCGCGTCCTGAAGGCAAACCCCAAGGAAGTCTACATCGTCGAGGGTGAGCTTGACGCCTGCGCGCTGGTTGAAGCGGGTGTGCCGCCCGATCGCGTTCTGTCGGTGCCAAATGGCGCGAAGGAGAAGGCCGCAGATAACCCCGCCGAGATGCGCGGCTACGAATACGTCAAGGATGCGCTCGCTGAGGGCCTGTCCAAAGTTAAGAAGTTCGTGTGGTGCGGCGACGCTGATGGCAACGGTCATGCGCTACGCGCTGATATGGTCAAGCTGCTCGGCGCGGCTCGCTTCTGGTTTGTTGATTGGCCGGAAGGCATCAAGGACGCAAACGAGATGCTGGTTCAGAATGGCGCAGAAGCCCTCATGGAGCATTTGGGCGACACTGCGCTGCAATGGCCCATCGCCGGCATCTATCGACTCCACGAACTTCCTGAGCCCGCTCCATTGGTGCTATGGGACCCAGGCTTCCCCGAATGGGAGAGCAAGGTTCGGTTGGCGCCGCGAACGCTAAGTGTTGTCACCGGGCACCCCGGCCATGGCAAGACCGTACTCTGGAATCAGATCTGGTTTCAGGTTGTCCGCCAGTACGGTGTGCCGGCGTGCATCGCGTCGTTCGAAACCCGCGCCAAGCCGCATATCCGGCGCCATCTTCGCACTTTGCTAACGGGTCAGTTGGAGAAGGACATATCGACTGAGGACAAGGCCAAGGCCGATGCGTGGATTGATGAGCGCTATCTGTTTCTCGTCCATCCCGAGCAGCGCCCGACGCTGGAATGGTTTTTGGACATGGCGGAAGTCGCCATCGTTCGTCATGGCGCTCGCATCATTCAGCTCGACCCGTGGAACCGCCTGGAAGGTTCGCGTGGGCGTGATGAAAGCGAAACCGAGTATATCGGCCGGTGTCTTCGCACTTTGCATGCGTTTGCCCACGATATGAACGTGCATGTGCAGATCCTTGCGCATCCGGCGAAGATGGATGGCAGCAGGCGAGGGCAGGCGCCGGGCCTGGAAGATATCAGCGGCTCTAAGAACTGGGAAAACATGGTGGACCAGGGCTTTGTGGTGCACCGGCCAGAGATTTTCGACGGGACAAATCGCAAGACCGAGGCGCATCTGTTTCAGCGCAAGGCCCGGTTCGAGGAGCTTGGCTATCCCTGCAAACTACAGATGAATTTCGATCTCAAGACCGGCGCGTATGCGTCAACTGACTACGCGGTTGGGTATTAGGCCCTCCGCTCGATGCAGTAGATCCAAATCAAACCGGGAGAATGGGAATGACGAGAGACGAGGCGGTAAGGGTTCTGACCAACGAGTTCTATCCGGGAGAGCCTGTGACGGATGCACTGGCCAAGGATGCCGGCATGATGGTTGATGCTTGGGCGAAGCTCGGAATGTTGAAACTCGCCGGGACTTACCCGAATGGCGATCCGCTTCCGGCCGGGAAAATCGGCAAGGTGATCTGGTTCATGAACGACATGGGGATGACGGCCAAGTCGCCCGGTGCTTTGGAAAGCTCGCTCCGAAAAGTCGGCCTCAAGATTGTGGAGGCTTGAGGTGACAGCCATCGCGTGGGCGATCCTGATGTACGCGACAGTCGCCTTTCCAGAGGTGAAGCTGCCCAGTGTTGCGAGCGGTTTTATGACGTTTTGTTTCATGGTCATCTGCATTCTGACCATCAAGGAGATATTCCGATGACCCACCCCACGGGCGACGCCCCAGCAGCGGCGGTAAGCGACAACGACGTATGGATCAATGTTCCGTACATCTCCGGCCAGATTGACCCGCAGTTCTATCACTGCGTGGTCAGCACAAGATCGCCATTCGGCGCTGGCGGTCCAGTCGAACTGGAGGCGCGGTTTAACCTCAGCGCCTACGTTCGCCACGAAATCGCACAGGCTCTCAAAGCCCATGGAGAAATCAAATGACTGCCCCAGCAGCGAGCGAGAGGGAGCCAGGGCCAATCTGGGGCGGCTGGTGGTTCTGGGAGCCGCCGCCGGACAAATCACCCGAGGTCGAAGCCTACCAGAAGGCGATGAGGGAAACCACATGAGCAAACGAGAGGAGTTGATTTTCAGTGCGGGGGTCGCTGTTGGGGCTGTCATGATAGCCGTCATAGTGATCATAAAACCGTTGTTTCAGTAGCGTTCAGCGTCAGGCATCAACACAAGGGGCATGAGAGACATGGCGCGGGCAGGACGTAAAAAGAAAACAACGGTACTCAGGGATTCATCCGGCAAATCACGCGGGGAAATCTTCGATCCCTCGTTCCACCACAACCAGCCACATCGAAAAGCTTTCATGACCGTGATCGAGGGGCGCAAGTTGGACCACACCGAGCCCAAGCTCGTCAATCAGGCTGGGTACCCCCTGGGAAGACTCAGGATCGCTTTGGCGATTACGGGTGACCAACTCCGCGCCGGCAACGGCTACGCGTCCCTGGTGCGCTCCTATGGCCGCAGAATGGGCATCCAGATCGGTAGCCCCAAGTCAGGTTCGATGTCGGAGCGTATCTCAACCGGATTTTCCCCCTTCGAGGCTGATATCAACCCTGACCACCAGCAGAGCGATCAGGAGATCCAAGACCTGTACGATGACTGCCATTGTGCGCTCGTCAAGCTGGGCCGTGAGCATAATCGCGGTAACAGAATCCTGATTGTCATGCGGGAAATTTGTATCACCGAGCAGGATGAGCACCATGTTTGGCGAGATGATGCTAAGCTGGGTGATCTGAGGCTGGGGCTCAATGCTGTGCATCGGGTGTTGTTGGAGAGGCGATCATGACCAAATGGCACTACTACGTCACGAGGGATGGTACCGGCTATTGGTCTTTGAACCCGCCGTTCACGACCCGTGACGACTACATCGCCTACGTTTATGCCGCTCAACAGCCGACTGGCGGCCCGCATCAGTCTAACTATCCATCATCACTTATGCACAGCCCTGAGGGGTAGTTGACACCGAGTCACACATGTGGCGAAATGCGAAGGTCAAGTGATTTGCCCGCCAGCTTAACCAGCTCGGCGGGTTTTTGATTCAAGAACTGGGTTTGTACCAAGCTGAGTAATCAGCCCACGCTCCCGGCTCTGCGGCAACTCGGACCCGAGATTGCTTAAATGGGAAACAAAAGCGGGTTGGTGACTTACGGGAAAGACCGTACCAAATTCCAATCGGGCCGCTCCGTCATCGCATTCCTCCCCCAACCCCAATCGTTGGCGGGGCGCCCGGTACCCTTCGAGGTGAGCATGAGCAGGCTTCTGTATCGCTGGCGGAATGCTCCCTTCGTTCGTGAACTGTGCGATATCGCTGGTTTCGAGCGTTATCGTCGTGGCCTGATGTCTAGCATTTCATGACCGGAGGCTAAAATGTCCGCAGAGATCATTTACGGAGTGGACTTCCGCGCTGGCAAGGAAGATGCGCCGCTGTGCAATGCGCCGGATCTGATCATGCCGATCGATGATTATGCGAAGCGGTTCATTGCCCAGCACGACACCGCGCCCAGCGAATACACCGCCCCCGATGGAGACTGCGCATGACGGTCAAAGATGATTTCAACCCAGCTGTTTACACTGTGGAACAGCAGCGGGAGGGCTTTGAAGATTGCCTCCGCACTGAAATGATCCGTAGTGCGTTGAAAAGCCCGTTGCCATCACTCTTGGGAGCGCTGCTTGATCTTTCAACTGGAGGCCCGCTATTTCCGAATTTGGCTTATCGCAACGAGGAATTGATGGCCAACCGCGTCGCGCCTGACGGGGATTGCGCGTGATGGGCTTGTTCGGCAAAGGATATTCGCAGGCTGATGTTGAAAGCGCACACGCGAAGATGACCGGACCGGAAGCCAAGCGCCCAGATGGCTTTGTTGAGGTAACAGTCCGCGAGTTGAAGGCCATGCGCAGTGCCGAATACCAGCGCCTGAACTTCGGGAAACTGGATTGATGGCTGGTGGACGTCCTTCCACGTTCAAGGCAGAATACACTGAACAAGCCAAGAAGCTCTGCGAACTAGGCGCTACTGACGTTGAAATGGCCGACTTCTTCAGTGTTGCAGTATCGACCTTCTATCTTTGGAAGAACAAGCAGCCTGAGTTTTCGGAGGCCTTAAAGGCAGGCAAGTCCGCGGCTGATGAGCGCGTCGAGCGGAGCCTGTACCACAAGGCCGTTGGCTACACGTTCGAGTCCGAGAAGGTTTTTCAGTTCCAAGGCCAGATCATTCGCGCTCCGTTCCGTGAGCATGTTCCGCCTGACACCACGGCGATGATCTTCTGGCTCAAGAACCGCCGCGCTGACGATTGGCGCGAGAAGTCCGAACACATCGTTCGCCACGAAGTCAGCCAAATGAGTGACGATGACCTTACACGTATCGCCGCCGGCCGCAGCGAAGGAACTGCTGCGCCGAAGGGCAATTCGTCAAAGCTTAACTGAATGGTGCCGCCTGTGCGGGTTTGAGCCTGCACGCCATCATTACCTGCTGATTGACGAACTGGAGCGGGTTGCGAACGAAGAGACCAAGAAGCTGGCGTTCTTCCTGCCACCGGGTTCTGCGAAGTCCACCTACGGCAGTGTGTTGTTCGTCCCTTGGTATATGCAGATGGTGCAGGGCAATGTCCTTGCAGCGTCACACACGACAGAATTGGCAGAGAAGTGGGGCCGAAGGGTCAGGAACCTCGTCAATGAGCATTCATCGACATTAGGGATTAGCGTTGCGGCAGACAACCAGGCTGCAGGGCGATGGGCGCTCACAAGCGGGCCGGAGTATTATGCTGCTGGTGTTGGCACAGGCATCGCTGGCTTTCGCGCTAAGCTTGGCCTCATTGATGACCCTATCAGATCCCGACAAGATGCCGATTCTGAGCTTATTCGGGATCGCATCTGGGATTGGTATATCAATGATTTCCGGACTCGGCTTGTACCAGGCGCTGCCGAAATCCTGATCCAAACTCGCTGGCATGAAGACGACTTGGCCGGCCGCGCGCTTCAACATGGAAACTGGAAGGTTATCTCTCTCCCGGCGATTGCTGAGGAGAACGATCAGCTTGGCAGAGAGCCGGGCGAACCACTCTGGAACGATGGCGCCTATGGATATGGCGATCAGATTCAGGAGATACGAAAGACAACGCCGGCAAGAACATGGTCTGCACTATACCAGCAGCGGCCAGCCCCCGAAGAGGGCGACTACTTCAAGTCCGAATGGCTGAGGCCTTATGACAAAGCGCCAGACCCGAAAACGCTCCGAGTGTATGGCGGGTCCGACTATGCCGTCACGGCAGACGGCGGCGATTTTACTGTGCATGCGGTTGTTGGCATTGATCCCGAGGGCAGGATGTACCTGCTCGATCTGTGGCGGAAGCAAGCCAGTTCGGATGTCTGGGTCGAAGCACTCTGTGACCTCGTAATTCAGCACAAGCCGATGGGTTGGGCCGAGGAACAAGGCCAGATCAAATCGGGCGTTGGTCCATTCCTTGAGCGCCGGATGCGAGAGCGCAAGGCCTACACGACACGAGAGCAATTCCCGACACGAGGCGACAAGGCAGTCAGAGCGCAGTCCATCCGCGGCAGGATGGCGCTGGAAGGCCTTTATGTGCCGATCAACGCGCCTTGGTATCCCGAGCTGCGCAGCGAGTTGCTGAGCTTCCCAGCCGGCAAGCACGATGACCAAGTGGACGCATTGGGATTGGTGGGACAGTTGCTCGATCAAATGATCAAAGGCCCTCTGGCCAAGAAGACCATCAAGCCAGTCCGCGACGGCTGGGGCAACGACGACGAAGGTTCAAGTTCATGGAAAGTTGCCTAGGGTGAACATGCTCGCACAGCCGGACATCAGCACGTCGGAGGTTATCCCTGACGGCACGTCTAGCGGTGAGAAACTGACTGTCGCCGATCTCGTCCGCATGTTCGAGGAATCGGAAGGGTCGAGCTTCAATGCGCGTGAGCAGTCCGAGCGCGACCGGGACTACCTCGACAACAAGCAATACACGGCTGAGGAACTGGCTGAGTTCGAAAAGCGTGGCCAGCCTCCGACCATCGACAACCGGATCAAGACCAAGATCGACTATCTGGTCGGTGTGGAGAAGCAATCCCGCATTCAGCCCAAGGCAATGCCGCGGACGCCAAAGCACGAGCAGGACGCGGACGGCGCCAGCCAGGGCATCAAGTACGTCACGGATGAGGAGGATTACGACAAGCTGCGTTCTGCGGTGTGGCGCAACATGCTTGTTGAGGGTTCAGGAGGGTTCTCCGTAACAGCCGAACCGTCCAAGTACAGCAAGCCGCAGAGCCCGCAGCAGATGATGGGTTCCTCGGCAATGACGCCGCCGCAGGAATACGACATCAAGATCCGCAAGGTTGCGTGGGATCGGATGTTCGCTGATCCGCATTCGAGTGAGCTAGACTTCTCGGACGCCGGCTATCTTGGCTGCGTGCTGTGGATGGATGAGGCCGATGCCTTGGTCCAGTACCGGGATAACCCGGATGCCGCCGAGATCATCGCCGACACCATGGGCTCGGTTACGGCCAGCCAGACATATGACGACAAGCCGATCTATTCGGTTTGGGCTGACCGCAAGCGCAAGCGCGTTCGCATCGTCCAGATGTGGATCAAGCGGGCCGGCGAGTGGTTCTTTGCCGAATATACCAAGGGCGGCATTCTGAAGTCGGGCAAGTCGCCTTATGTCACCGACAAGGGCGAGAGCGACTGCGAACTGATCTATCAGTCAGCCTATGTCGATCGGGACAACAACCGATATGGCATGGTGCGCGAGATGATCTCGCTGCAGGACGAAATCAACAAGCGCCGGTCCAAGTCGCTGCATCTGCTGAACGTGTCGCAGACGCTCTACGAAGAAGGCGCGATCGATAACATCGATGAGTTCCGCCGGCAGAGCGTGAAGCCTGACGGCACGATGAAGGTCAATCCTGGCGCGTTGCGGGACAAGACCGTGCAGTTTAACACTCGCACCGATCTCGCCGATGGCCATTTCAAGCTTCTGGAAGAGGCAAAGAACGCCATCGACCTGAAAGGGCCTAATGCCACGGAGATGGGCGACAAGACGGGCGGCTCGAACGCTGCTTCCGGCAAGGCCATCATTGCAAGCCAGCAAGGCGGCATGATCCAGGTCGGCGATTTGATGGATAATCTTCGCCACCTCGATAAACGCGTCTTTCGGGCCATTTGGAACCGCATTCGGCAGTATTGGACCGCTGAGAAGTGGATTCGCGTCACCGACGATGAGCGCAACGTCAAATGGGTTGGCCTGAACGTCGATCCGCAGATGGTTGAAATGCTCAAGCAGCAGAATCCGCAGGAAGCCGAGCGCATCGCCGGCATCGTGGGCAATGTGGCTGAGCTGGACTGCGACATCATCATTGACGAGGCCCCGGACAGCCTGACGCCTGCTCTTGAGCAGTTCCAGGCGCTGGTTGAACTCAAGAAGTTCGACACCGGCAATGAAATCCCATTCCGTGTGCTGATCGAGGCCGCGCCGAACCTGAAGAACAAGGACAAGATCCTCGGGGATATGGACAAGCGCGCCGAGCAGCAGGCGCAAGACCCGGCCACACAGCAGGCGAAACAGCTTCAACTTCGTGGTGCCGCGGCAGAGGTGCAGAAGACCGAATCCGAGGCGGCGAAGAACATGGCGCAGGCTCATCAGGCAGGAATGCCGGAGCAGAGTGCACCAGAGCAGCCACAAGAGTTCGAGTTGCCGCCTGAAATTCAGATCGAACAGGCCTTGGCCGAGATCGCCCGCACCGAAGCTGAGATCGAGAAGCTTCAGTCAGGCGCCGCTCAGGCAAAGGCGCAGGCATTCAAGCTCATGACCGATGCTCGCTTGGCGCCGCAGAAGGCGCGGCAGGAAGCCAACGACCGTCAACAGGATCGGCAGCTAACAGCGCGCAAGCCAGTAGCAGCCTAACAGATCGCCGCCGCCGGGCGTTATCGGGCGTTCGAGACCAGTCTCGTTAAACATGGGATGCCGCCGATCTTCGGGCGTATGTGACCTTTCACAAAAACAGGATGACCACTGTGACCGATACTCTGGACAATATTTTGTCCGGGAGCAGCGAAGCTGCGCCTGAGACAAACGAGCACGAGGAAGTTGTAACGCAGGTTGCTGAGGAAGTTCCTCAGGAGCAGATCGAAGCTGAACAGCCGGAAGGCACCACGCAGGGCACCAAGTTTGTCCCGCATGAGGCTCTTCACGCTGAAAAGCAGAAGGTCAAGCGATACACCGATGAGGTTGTTGATCTTCGGAAGTCGAATGAAGCGCTACAGCGCCAAATCACCGAGGTTCTACAGCGCATCCCAGTTCCAAAACAGGAGCAGGCCGAGGCAGTCGATCCGATCGATGCTTTCTTCAAGGATCCTACTGGCGCTGCACGAGAGGCGGTGAACCCGCAATTTCAGCAGCTCCAAACCACGCTCCAGGCCATCACTAAGGATATCGCGATCACTCGCTTTACCGAGGAGACGGTCAGTGCGGCAGAAGCGGCCTTCAACGAGGCAGCTAAAACCGGCTCAATCGATCCAGCAGTACACGCCAAGATCAACAACAGCCCCAATCCTTGGGCTGCGGCAGTCCAGTGGCACAAGCAGCAAGCAGCAAGGGCCGAGATCGGCGACGATCCAGCGGCTTTCCGCGCGAAGCTGGAAGCAGAAATTCTCGCAAAGCACGGACTGACGGCGGATGGCCAAGCAACAGAAGTGTTGCCGCCGAAGACCACGGTCATGCCGTCCAACCTCACAGGAGCCCGCAACGTCGGCACGCGCAGCGCACCGGCTTGGTCAGGCCCTCCGTCTCTCACCGATATCTTCGACACCAGCCGCTAAGCGGTCGCGGTGTCATACCTGAAAGGATAACGTGTCATGGCTGACACCGCACTCGCAACTGGCTTGCGCGTCCAACAGTGGGACAGCAAGTTCTTCCTCGAATACCTCACCGAGAACCGTTACGCGGGCGAGATGGGGACGAACGAAAATTCGATCATCCAGCTTCGCGAAGACGTTTCGAAGAAGCCGGGCGACTCGATCACCTTCGCTCTCGTCAACAAGCTCCAGAACACCGCCACGACCGGCTCCAACATCCTGGAAGGCAACGAGGAGGACATGGTGTCCCGCTCGTTCCGCCTCTATGTGGACAAGCGCCGTAACGCCGTCCGCATTCCAGAAATGGAAGAGGTCAAGTCGCCGATCGATCTGCGCAATGCGGCTCGCTCGGTTCTGAAGGAATGGGCTCTCAAGGACACCGAAGGCCTGATCTCAAGCGCCATGATGGGCATCAACGGTGTTGACTTCCTGTCGGCAACTGCTGCCCAGAAGAACGCCTGGGTCGCGGCGAATGCGGATCGTGTGCTGTTCGGCAAGCTGCTGAGCAACTACAGCGCCACGTTCTCGACGGCCCTGAACACCATCGACAACACCGACGACAAGCTGACCCCGGCCGCCGTGAGCCAGATGAAGCGCCTTGCTATCGGCGCCAATCCTCGCGTTCGCCCGGTCCGTGTCGAAAGCGGCGGGGCGAAGCGTTGGTACACCATGCACGCCAACACGCGCTCGTTCCGCGACCTGAAGCTGGACGCCACCATTGTCCAGGCTCAGCGCGAAGTGCGCCTTGAGGCCCAGAACACCAAACTCTTCGAAGGTGGCGACATCCTGTGGGATGGCGTGATCGTCAAGGAGACGCCGGATCTGGACCGCTACATCACGAACAACGCAACCCCGGTTGCTTGCGGCCCCGTGATCCTCTGCGGTGCTCAGGCGGTCGGCGCGGCGTATGCCAAGCGCTGGTCCACCCAGACCAAGACCTTCGACTACGGCGACAAGTTCGGCGTGGCGACGGAAGCGATCTACGGCGTCAAAAAGCTGGAGTTCGGCACGGGTAACACCGACACCACCACGCTGAAGGACAACGGCATCGTGACCGGCTGGTTCGCTGCGGTCGCGGATGCGTGATGAACATGGGGAGGCTTCGGCCTCCCTTTTTCTTTTCACCTGATTGGAGGTCATCATGACCGTTTTCACTGCTACGCGTGCGCTAAGCACGTTTCCACTGTCCAAGCCTGCTGTTGGCGGCGTTATGTGTATCGCTCAAGGCTCCATCGCCGTTGCGGTCAATCCCGTCGCGGCTGACTACTACGAAATGTGCCGTCTTCCTGCCGGTGCTGTCGTCACGGGTGGTTGGTTCTATTCGGGCGATCTCGACACCAACGCGACGGAAACCCTCGATCTCGACGTTGGCTGGCTCGCCAACGGCGTGGAAGCGGCCAACCTCACCGGGTTCGGCAACTTCGGCGTCATGGGCACCGACACGCTTGCCGGTATCAAGGCGGAATCCGGCTATCAGTATCCGTTCGGCGGCGTGCTGATTACCACTGGTCCGCAGACGTTCTCGGCTGAGACCGTCATCGTGGTCAATACGATCGCCACGGCTGCGACCTTCGCCGCCGGCACCATGTCGATCGTCGTCTACTACTACGTTCCGTAAGCCCTCCCCAGACTAGCGGCCATCCTTCGGGGTGGCCGTGCCTTTTTGAGGTCTCGATATGGTCGATACGGTCAAGACGCGCGATCAGCTCATTACGCGTGCGTTGAAGAACATCGGGATCATCGAATCCGGGGAAGCTCCGTCTGCTGAGGATTATACGTCGGTTGATGATCTGATCGACCCCTTGATTGCCCAGCTTTCTGCCGATGGCATCGTGTATATCGCTGATCCCGATGAGATCGAGCTGGAGTTCTATCTGCCGCTTGCTCGCATTCTTGGGAATATTGCCGGGCCTGACTTCGGCTCTGCCATCAATGAAGATGCCAAGACGCGGGATGAAAACATCCTTCGGCGGATCGAGGCGACGAAGCCGACCTTCGAAACTGTCAAGGCCAAGTATTACTAATGGCCAAGATCAACTTCCCTGTCTCTCACTTCCCCGGTATGCGGGCATCTGAAGGGGCAGGGCGGCTGTACAATTGCTATGCCGAGCCGATGGGTGAAGGCGGTCGGGCTGTTGCAGTTCGCCATCGCTCGCCAGGCCTGGTGAACTTCGGCACGACAACGCGCACCGGCTTCCGCGGGATGATGGAGGTCGCAGGAACGCTCTACACCGCATTCAGCGGGAGGCTAGAGAAGTTTACGAGTGCCGGCGGTGCTGCAGTAGGCGTCGGCAACATGAACGGAACGAAGAAAGGGTTCTTCGCTCGCAACAATGCAACAACGCCGGATAAGTGGTTCGTCGATCCTGACGGTAACGTGGCCGTCTTCACACCTACGACGGTGACAAATGCGTGGCCCGACGCGGATTTGCCGGCGGTCAACTCGACATGCTCTGTCAACGGCTACGGTGTGTTCACGACGGGCTCAGGGCAGGCGTGGGCGACGGATTTGAACTCGACGGCGGTGAATGCGCTGTCATTCGGAACGGCTCAGGCCAAGCCTGACGGGCTTCTACGGGCTGTCGAGTGGACCGGCCGACTTTATCTCTGTGGCAATCAGACGATCGAGATCTGGACGGATCAGGGACTTTCACCATTCCCGTTTGCAAAATCGGACGTGATCCCACGCGGGATTGCCGGGCCATACTGCATTACGGGGTTCGAGGATAGCTTTTCGAAGGGCATTCACATCATCGCGGATGATAATGGTGTCTATGCGGTCGATGGGATTTCGCTGACCAAGATTTCAACGCCTGATCTAGACGGCTTGATCGAGGCGGTGAGCGACAAGACGACGCTTGAGATGTGCTCCTACATCTCGCGCGGTCATTCGTTCATCCAGATCACCAGCCCGACATGGACATGGGTATTCAACAAGAACAACGAGAAATGGCATGAGCGGCCTTCGTACCTGATAGCCAACAGCCGTTTGACGCAATCCTACTACGCATTCTCCAAGTGGCTGTGCGGCGACACGCTGACCGGGAACGTCCAGCAGATCACGAACACGGCCTACAAGGAGGTCGATAAGCCTCTGATCTGTGAGGTGTGGAGTGCCCCTGTTCAGGACTTCCCGCAGAGGTCGCGCGGCATCTCAGCATTCTTTGATTTTGCAATCGGCGTCGGTCTTGCTCCTGGAGAGGATCCAATCGCGACCGATCCTAGCGTTGAGATTTCATACTCCGTCGATGGCGGCCAGACGTTCTCCATTCCACGCATTCGCAAGCTTGGGCGCCAATCGCTCGGTAAGACGCGTGTACGAGTGAACCAGCTCAGGGCGGCGGGACGGCAGGGCTACATCTGGAAAATACGCATGTCAGATCCCGTACATTTCGGCCTCATGGGCGGCGAGATGACCGGCGAACCGAGGGCAGCCTAATGGCAACTGATGCAGAGCTTGACGCAGCAACAATCGCCTATCTCAAGGCGCGGGGCTGGGATGATGAGATCATTGCTCGCATGGAGCAGACGAAATCCGAGGTGCGCGAGCGCATGAAGGCCGCGCTCGAAGCCGCTGAAATCGTGCGGGCATGAAAAAGCCCGTCGAGCCTGACTGGCAGTGGATCAAGGCAGACGGAAAGCCGACGCAGTATTTCTCCGAGCTTGTCCAGAACCTCAGCGATAACAGCTTGCGAGACAAGGTTTCAACGACCTCACCAACGAACGGCCAGGTCATGATTTACAACTCAACGACTAAACTCTGGAC